CATAACTTCAGCTTCCACGTCTAAACCGTGCATAGCTTGTGCGTCTTGAGCAGCTTCAAAGGTCCAACGTGCGCTTAACTTGCGAGTCTTCGCTTCAACAACTTGTTTCAAGATTTGAACGTTGATACGGTTACCTGGAACACCTTCCATTGTCGCTGTAGTTTGTGGCTTGCCAGAAGCAGCGCCAGAATACTGTGTAGCGATCTTGAATGGGCTCAATGCTTCGTCACCTGCGTTAACAGATTGCGAAGAATCGGAACCGTGTGCCATGTTATCTGCATAACGTACACGTAGGGTGTGGATCTGAGCAACAGGTCCGGTCATTGGCTGAACGCCAACGATTTCGTTAGCGATAACTGTAGGCATAACACGACGGATAACTGGAAGAATAACGCGGTTTAAAGTCGCGATAGAACCAGTAGATGTCGAGCCTGCTGTAGCAGATTCAGCTAAATGCTTGCGTGTGTTTTCAAGAATAACGCTCATCGAGGTACGCTTGGAACCTTGTAGGCCTTCTAACAGGGCTTCTTTGGTTTCGCCCCAACGGCTTTCTAGTAATGCGGTTGTCATAATTTCATTTTCTCCTAATTAGGGTTTAATATTTTAGCCCTGCCAAACGCTTCAACTCAATCACATTAGTGTCATGTGCTTTGTTGACCGCAGCATTTGTAGCAGCCTTATCTCCAGTTACTGCAACACGGCTTTCAGTCATCATAGCTTTCTGCGGAGCAGGAGCCTGGGTTGTCTGTGTAGCTTTGTTGTTAAGTACAGCAGGAAGATACTTTTCGTAAGCGCTCTGTAACTTGGAAGTTTGAACACTCTCTAAAAGCTCGCTCATTACAGCGGCCTTCTCTTTAGCCAATGGCTTCATCAAATCAGACAATAAAGCCTTACGTGATGTAGTTTCTTGGATAATACGAATCTCTTGTTCCTTGGATTCAACCAAGGCAGCTTTAGCTTGAATAGTCTTCTTAGACTCTGCAAGTGCAGCATTTGTTTCTTTTACTAGCTTAGATAACTTAGCGATTTCGACGTTCTCATTTAAGTGAGTAACTGCGAATTCGGAAGCAAAAGCTTCGAACAGACGACGACCGAACATGTTCTCACGAGCAAGTTGGATGTCTTCTTTCAATTGTGTCATTTCAGTTGTAAGACTCTTTGTTACAGCTTCTTTAACAAGTTGTGAACTACGAGCAATAAATGCTTGTTGTAATTCAGCTAGTTTGTCCTTAGCGCCAGCGATTAAGCGGACCTTAGTTTCAACTACAGCTTGCTTGTCTTTGTCGAATTCCTTGATCTCTTCGGACAATGCCTTGATAACAAACGACTCTAACTTACCGATAGAGTTTTCGTAACCAATGCGGTCCTTACGTAGTTCTTGGATTTCTTCTGCTAACTTGCTTACCATGAAGTTGTTAAACTTCTCAGCGCCTTCGTTCATGTGACGTTTAAATTTCACACGGTCTTCAGCTAAAGCTTGCTTTTCAGATTGGAACTCAGCCAATTCAGCAGTAAGACTTTCTGTAACCATCTTGTCAAGTGCTTCAACCATTACTTGCTTGTCATGTTGATAACGTTGTGCAAATTCTTCACGTAACTCAGCGCGAACTGTTTCCTTAGCTTCAGACAATTGTGTGTCCCAAGCTTCAGTGATAGCATCGCGAGTGCCTTCGTTAATAATGCCGTTGTCCAACAGAGGTTTTAGTGCGTTTAACATTAGGGTTTCTCCGTTTTATTTCTTTAATTCTTTGATAAAGCCGGTAATGGCTTCTTTCAAGTACCGTTGTACTTTTTGATCCTGGGACGCTTCTTTTGCAATCCCAAAAAGTTTTGCGCCACCTTGCATATTCATCAAGCTTTCGTAGATTGCTTTTGGGTAAGCATGTGGTGCACTTGGTTGCGCAACAATGTCTACTGTAACAATCTCAAACTCGCTTACATGCCCGGAGCCTTCATTCACGTTACCAGATCCACGGGATGAAACACCTAACTTAACACCAGAAGCTAACATTGACTTAACAAGTTCGCCCATTGGTGTAGGAAGAATTTTCAACTTACCATGGCCGCAAGGTCCGTCCATCCACATTTGTTCAATCATGTGGGAGACGCGATCCAAGTTGATCTTTAAATCGTCCGGATGGTCTACTTCGCCTAAAACGGAGTAGCCGCCCTTGATTTGTTCATTGATGGTCCCAACAGCTCGTTCTATTTCGTGAACAGGATAAACACGTTGGTTAGCGTTCTTCACACCTCCCTCGATGAATATCCCCTTCATATAGAGATTCTTGCCTTTTCCGTCAGCAGCGTCTTCCGATAGAATCGTAAGACCTGCTCGGTCAAAAGTTAAGTTCTCTTTTAGGTACAAAGCCATAATATTGACCTAATTACTTCTTAGTGTAGCCTAAGCTATCTTTGCTAACTGGTACGGAGTCCTTAGTAGTGCTACCTTCAGCTTCTTTAGCCTTTTCCTTGGTCTTAAAGAATTGTTGGGCACCAGCGTTACCGCCTACCTTGTTAACGTTACGTTCAGAACCAGGGATAGCAACAGGAGCCTTCATGAAGCCGCCTGCTTTAGCCTTGGATGTTTGACCGTCTTTGTCGCTTGTGTCATTGCCCTTGCCGGAAAGGATATTGGAAGCAGTGCCGCCCATATCGTTCTTACCTGCAACAGGAGTTGTCTTGTTTACTGGGAAGCTCTTACGATCGCTGCCGACTTCATTGCCTTCAGCTTCACCGTGCTTTTCAGGACCGTGGCCGTCGGAAATCTTCTCAACGTATTCGCGCATTAATTCTGCTGCGGACTTACGGCTTTCTGTCTTAGCGCCAGAACCGGAACCCTTCTTAGCGAATGGATTACCGCTGCCTGCTTTACCAGAACCGCTTGCTGCTTTGCCCGAACCCGAAGCCTTCTTGCCAGAGCCAGATGCCTTACCGGAACCGGACTTGCCGCTACCAGACTTAGCAAAAGGATTTGCGCTTTCGCCCATTGGCTCTTCTTCTTCAGCGCCAACTTCTTCAGGTGCGCCACCAAAGTCTTCACCAGCGTCGTCAGCAGCCATCTCGTCGCCGCCTTCAATTTCGCCGTCGCCCATTTCGCCTTCCATGCCTTCGTCGCCACCCATAATGGATGCAAACTCAGCTTCTAAGTCGTCAATAGCAGACTTGATATCTTGGAACTTAGCGGACATATCGCCTTCGCCGCCCATGTCGTCACCACCTAGGTCATCGCCTAGATCGTCACCACCAAATTCGTCGCCCATCTCGTCGCCGCCCATGTCATCGCCGCCGAACTCGTCGTCGCCCATGCCGTCATCATCGCCCATGTCGCCGTCCATCTCGCCGCCGAACTCGTCGTCAGCTTCGCCTAAACCACCGTTTTCGTCACGAGTTACGTCATCAACTAAGTCGCCTTGTTGGTCGTACTGGTCAACAGTTTCGTCCATCAAGCTTTCGTAGATGTCGCGGCTCTTGGCTACAACGATGCTGTGAAATAATTCACGAGCTTTGTCTTCTTGGTCATTGATGATGTACTCAATCAATTGTTCATACTTGTTCATGTTAAAGGTTACCTTTCAATATTATGGCTATATGTTATTTACATATATGCGTGTATTTGTGTTTGTAATGGGCAGATATTGAGCGATTCCATTGGAGTGTGCAATGGAATCGTAATATTTTGTTAAATGCCCATGCCGCCACCAGGCATTGCACCTGGATCTGCGGCTGGTTTATACTGCTTACTAACTTGCTCTAGCTTCTCTTCGTGCTCAAATTTACGCACATCGTTAGCTTGTCTTAGCTTGTTGATGTGTGCAAATGTAAGCTTTGTCTTGCGCATATCATGTAATTTCATGACAGAGCCGTCATCGTTTTCGTCACGATAACCAGGAGCAGCAGGTTCAAAAAGTTCAGCTATAAACATATTTTTCTTATTATTGTATTTAGTTTAGTCTGTATTAACCAACTGCGGCAGGCTGTCCACCAGCACCACCGCCCGGAATACCGCCGCCAGCGGCAGGAGCACCTGGTGCACCGCCAGCTGCTGGGTCTGCACCCTCTTCGCCTGGCATTGGTGCTAGGTTTTCTAAGTCACCGGAAATGCCACCAGGAGTAACACCAACGCTACGTAAATCAGCACCGTCAGCTGGCGCAGACTCAACGTCGCCTTGCTCTTCATTCCATTGCTGTTCGTTTTCATTCATCTCTTCCTCAGTTAAGCCTAAGTAGCGTTTCATTAGCCAACGCTTTGAGAAATATGGGAATGCTTCGAGTGCAGTGAATGTACCAATACGTGCTTGGTCGGCATCTGCTTGTGCGTAGCCAGCAAAGTTTTGTGGCTCTTCAAATATAAGATCAAATAATGACCCGTCAATGTTAATGCCTCTCCAGCGCATAAACATCTTAAATTCTTGGTCTAGCTTGTCTGCAATCATCGCTTGTAGACGCTTGCAGTATTGGTTAAAGCGCCACTCTTGAATAAGAGCAGTGCCTACTTTACCATCACTAAACGA